GCGCAGGACGGTCAGAGCTCAAAGAGAAAGAAGATGAGTTAGTTGAAGAACTAACCCGTGAACCCAAGCAAGAGGAGGCACCCATTGACCTATTGCCTGAGGAAGATATATGGAGTGAAATCCCAGTCTTCAAGGAGCAAACCGACACACTATTATCAAACGAATCCATTAGGAGACAATTGATAAGAACAGTCAGGGAGCTCTTCAAGGGGAAGGAAATCACCATCGGCGACCGTACGGAAGCCTTCTTCCCCAGTACATCAGCGAACTACATTAAAAGTCGTAGTAACGCTGGGGCAATAGGGGCAATTCTCGATCATCCGACATTAATGGATGGTCTGAGAAAACCGGGTGGATACCTGCACTTTAATGCAAAGTCAGAGGAGAGGATTCAAGATGAGGATTGGAAACTAGACGATTGGAACCAAGACGATTTCAATGAACACTTCGCGGTACTCTGGACGCGAATTCTCGCTCTCGCAAGAGAGGAAGAACCGCATGCAGAGCCAGTAGCACTACCGGAAGCGTTGAAAATTCGTGTGATCACCAAAGGTCCACCGTTCCAACAAACAGTTCTACGTGGAGTCTGGAAGTTTATGCACTCAACGCTTAGATCGCACCGAACATTCGAGCTCATAGGGAGACCAATAGATGCAGATTATATCTACAAAATAATGGGTCCTGAGCTCGGATATAAGGAGGGGTTTCTAAGCGGAGACTATGAAGGGGCAACGAACAACCTTGAAAGCTGGGTGTCTGAGTCAATAGCAAATGAAATTGCAAATTGTCTCAAACTCTTTCCGGTCGAAAGGCGTTTACTCCTACAGAGTCTAACAGGTCATATCCTACGCGGACGGGCACAAACACGTGGTCAACTGATGGGATCAATCACCAGCTTCCCAATACTGTGTATAGCAAATGCTGCATTGTCCAGATGGGCATGGGAGCTCGATAACGAGCTGACAGTCAAATTAGTCGACTGTCCCCTAACCATAAATGGAGATGACATAGCAATGCGTTGTACACAAAAGGGTTACCACTACTGGCAGACGATAACCAGAAGGGCAGGGTTAATAGAATCGTTAGGTAAAACCTACTGGTCGGAAAAATTTGTAGAAATGAATTCTACAAATTTTACCTTCAAGACGGATACACCTACGCTTTCCTATAAACGAATGCCCTCAGGGAGACAGTCTGTGTGGTATAATCCCTTTGTACAATCCAAGTACGTCAATATGGGTTTAATGAATGGCATGAAAAGATCAGGCCTTTCAATCGGTCTCAGAGACCAAGATAACCCAAATGACAACGTTGGAGTACGTTATAGGGAGCTGATAAGAGAATGTCCATCCTCAATCAAGGAGGCGGTACATGAGGGTTTCATAGAGAAGCATCGGAATCTGCTTTACCAGACCAAACTTCCATGGTATGTGCCCGAGTGGATCGGAGGGCTGGGACTCACCGGTTTTAGGACCCCATCTGAGCTAGACTTACGTATAGCAAAGATGATAATCTTAAACTGGAAAGAGGTCAGACCAATATCGATCGCACACCCGGAAGCACACTGGAAGACATGGCAACTGGCCGAGCAGAGAGTGCCCGAATCCGTTACTGTCAATATGAAAAACCCCGGCGTTGAAGCGTATAAGCAAGTAGTAGGTAAAATGTGCATAAACCTACTATTTGACTCAACGATCCAACTTTCCGACTTGTTCAAGGGCAACAAGCAGGAAATGAACGTCTTACAAGCAATTAAGAGGAATGCAAGGTTATGGAAGGCAAGCACATATACCTCCCTACCTTCCCCCCTAACCCTCGAAGAATTAACGTTCAGACCCAAATACCAAAGCTATATGCAAGAAAAGCCTATAGCTGACCTCCAAGTCGAACCCTCTCAACTCGACTAACTCTACCATATCACAATTGGATTGTTCCACATATTTGATTCAAATTA